AGAGACAGTGGGCATATAAATTGATTCTTAACTCAGCGTATGGTGCAATGGGTTTTAATTTCTTTAGACTATATAAACCCGAAGTAGCAGATGCAATTACATATTTTGCAAGACAAGCACTAAAATTTGCAGTAATAGAATTCCAACAATATGGCCACAAAACCTTATATGGTGATACAGATTCTATATTTGTAAAATCTGAAGGTAAAACTGAGCCAGAAATGGTAAAACAATTAGAATTTTTTAATAAAAAACTAAAGGAAAATCTAGTAAAAAAATATAATACAGGCCTACAAGACGAATATATGTTAATGGACCTTAAGTTTGAATATGATATGGAAAAAATCTATTTTAGTAATTCAAAGAAAAGGTATTATGGTATAATCAGAGATACTGGTGAAAAGTATATTAGGGGTATGAATATTATTCGTAAAGATACTCCTGAATTTATGAAAGGAGCTCTAAATAAAATAGCAGAATTTGCAGTTAGAGAACAATTAACTCTTAATCATATTATAGCTTTACGTGAAAAAATAGAATCTGTAGATTACAAGCTTATAGGTATATCAAAATCATTTACTAAAAAGTTTAATGAATATATTAAGACTATGCCACAACACGTAAAGGCTTCGAAATGGGCAAATAAAAGATTAGATATTGCAATTAACAATACTGATAATCCTTATTTGTTCTATATAAAAAGTAACTGCGAAGAAGACCTGAAACCCGGAGATAGGCAAACGGCCATTTGTCTTAATGAAGAAGACTTAGGATTTATAGACAGTAGAAAAGATGTATTTGAAATAGACTATGACAAGTTTTTTGAAAAACAGGTAATAGACCAATTAAAAGAATTTAAGTATATTGATAGTGTAAAGGTTATATTAGAAGAATATAAAGAAATAATTAATGAAAAAGTAATAAAATAACGTATTAAAATTATATTTATATATAGTAAATAGTTATAAACAAAAAACAAACGGAGGTTATATTATGATTGAACCAATCAGAGGAAAAGTAGCGATTAAACAATTAGATCCAGAAGAGATGACTTCAGGCGGAGTAATTATGCCTGATATTTCTCAAGAAGGAGTTAGTCAAGGAATTATAAAGGCAGTAGGCCCAGCAGCATATAGTTATGGTAAAGAAATTGAACCACAATGCAAAGTTGGAGATACTGTAGCATATCCAAAACGGGCAGCATACTCTATGGACTTAGATGAAGAAGAACTTTTAGTATGTAATGAGTTTGATTTATTTTGTATTATTAAAAGAGGAGAAAAATAGTTATGTCAAAAAAATTACAATTTAACACAGAAGCAAGACAAGGTCTTAAGCTTGGTGTTGAACAATTATCGTCAGCAGTACGATCAACATTAGGACCTAGAGGAAGAAATGTTGTTATAGAAAAAGAATATGGTCAATATCATTCAACAAAAGATGGAGTAACTGTAGCAAAAGAAATTGAATTAGAAGATCCTCTTCAAAATGCAGGAGCTCAAATAGTAAAAGAAGTTGCCCAGCAAACTAATGATGAAGCTGGTGATGGAACAACCACAGCAACAGTATTAGCATCAGAAATAATTAAGGAAGGTTTCAAGCACATAGAAAGTGGTGCACATCCAATTGAATTAAAGCGTGGAATAGACTTGGCTGTTAAAAGTATAATAAAAGATTTAAGAAATCTTAGCAAAGAAGTAAGTACTGAAGACGATATTAAAAATGTAGCTACAATAAGTGCAAACAATGATGACGAAGTAGGAAATTTAATATCAACTGCAATTGAAAAAGTAGGAAGAGAAGGAGTAGTCACAGTTGAAGAATCTCAAACTGGTGATACAAAATTGGAAACGGTTGAAGGAATGCAATTTGAAAGTAAATATTTATCTCCATATTTTATTACAAATAATAATATGATGCAAGTAGAATTAGATAATCCTTGGATTCTTTTATATGATAAAAAAGTTACGTCAATAAAGGATATTGTAAAAGTATTAGAAGCATCTATTCAAGCTGATAAACCATTACTTATAATTGCTGAAGACATAGATGGAGAAGCATTGGCTGGCCTAATAGTAAATAAAATTAGAGGAACATTAAAGGTAGCTGCTGTTAAAGCTCCAGGTTTTGGTGAAAAAAGAAATCAATACTTAGAAGATATAGCAGCATTAACTGGTGGAACAGTTGTATCTTATCAAAGAGGTATGAGATTAGATAAAATAACTCCAGAAGTATTTGGATCAGCTACATCAGTAACCATCAATAATAAACATACAACAATTGTAGATGGTGCAGGATCTCCAGAAGCAATTGAAGAGCGCATAAATATTATAAAATATGATATTGACAATTCAATATCTAATTATGATAAAGAACAAAATCAAGAACGATTAGCTAAATTAGCTGGTGGAGTTGCAATTTTAAGAATTGGTTCTCAATCTGAAATTGAAATGAAGGAAAAGAAAGATAGAGTAGAAGATGCATTAAATGCAACAAGAGCAGCTTTAGATGAAGGAATAATTCCTGGAGGAGGGATTGCATTGATGAGATGTTTAGAAACTCCAAACACTTTTGAAAATTCTGACCAAGCTTTAGGTGCTAAAATTATTGAAAAAGCTTGTAGTGCTCCATTCAAATATATTATGGAAAATGCAGGACTTAATCCAGAAGTAATTTGGGAGAAAGTTAAAGATAAAGTAGAAACTGTTGGCTATGATGCTAGAAAAGAAGAAGTTGTAGATATGATTATAGAAGGTATTATAGACCCAACAAAAGTTACCCGAGTAGCATTAGAGAAAGCAGCATCAGTTGCAGGAACATTACTAACAACAGAATGTGTAATAACTAAAAATCCAGAAGAAGCTGGACAAGAACCACCAATGGCTGGTGGCGGCTTCGGGATGATGTAAGGAGAAAAAATATGAAAATAGTAAAAGGTAAAAGTAATTCAAATGATAAAGATTTCAAAGAAAAATTATCAAATAATTTACAAGGATTAACATTAAAAGATTTAGATGATGTAGTTTGCGCAGAATGTGAAAACCCAACATTTATACAGGTGCACTTATTAAGAAAAATATCTGCAGTCTTATCACCAAATGGTAAAGGTGGATTTTTACCAGTGCCGATTTTTCAATGTGCAAATTGTGGCCACATAAATGAAGAATTGATGCCACGAGAATCTAATGACTAAATCCCCATCGGATTGTAAAATTTTCAGTGGCCAAATATTAAGTGATGTTAGAGCAAATGCATTTAATACTACATTAAGATTTAGTAATTATGAAATGATTGAAGGAGATATTTGTGAATTTGGTTGTTATACTGGTAGAAGTTTAGCAGCTTTAACATATTTTCACGAGCAATATCTTAAAAAAGAAAATAAACATAATCGAAAAAATCACATTACTAGAAATATTTATGGTTTTGATAGCTTTTGCGGTTTAGAATCTTCAGAAGGACATCCAAGATGGGACAAAGGTCTATTTGCAGTTAATCATTCTTTTCACCCAACAATAAAAATGGGAGAAGAAGTTACACCAAAAAGGGTAGTTGATTTTTTTGACAAGTATGGCCTTCAAAAACCTATAATAGTAAAAGATTATTTTGAAGACTTGAATATAGATAATATTGATAAAGTTGCAGTAGTACATATTGATTGTGATTTATATACAAGCACAAAACAGGTATTAAATTTAATTAAAGATAAACTTGTTCAAGGTTCTATTTTATTATTTGATGATTGGTATCATTTTAAAGGTAATAAAAATAAAGGAGAACGAAGGGCCTTTAATGAATTTTTACATGAAAACCCATCAATATCAGCTGAAGAATTTTTAAGATATGGAACTTTTTGTAAGGCTTTTTTAATAACTATATAATATGCCAAATAAAAAATCTGATCCAGTAAAACACCCAGAACACTATACACAAGGAATAGAGATGTGGGACTATGCATATTCTCACGGTTTAGATTTTTTTGAAGGCAATATCTTAAAATATATTACTCGTTGGAAAGATAAAAATGGAATTCAAGACCTCTATAAGGCAAAAGCCTATTTAGATAGACTAATAGAACACACTGAAAAATCTGGTAAAAAATAACTTACCAGATTTTTTTATGTCATTAAAATTTATTATATTTAATATATGCAATTAAAAACACCGTACGACTATGCCGTAAAAGCTAGAAAAATGGGTAAGAAAACAATATCTTATTCCCAAATAAGTAAATATACTAATTGTCCACTTTCATGGAAACTAGATAAAATAGACAAACATAAAAGATTTGAACCAAATATGTTTTTAGTATTTGGAACAGCCTTTCACGAAACTTTTCAGTTTTATTTAGATACCATGTATAAAGAAACTGCAGTTGCCGCAGATAAAATAGATTTACCAAAATTATTAAAGGATAACATGTCAAAAGATTATTCTGAAAGAGTAGCTGAACTAGATGGAAAACATTTCAGCTGTGCTGAAGAAATGCAAGATTTTTATTCAGATGGAGTAGCAATTATAGAATATTTTAAGAAGAAAAGAGGTAAATATTTCTCTAAAAAATATACAGAATTAGTTGGAATTGAAATGCCAATATTCAGTCCTGTTGAATACAATGATAAAATAATGTTTATGGGATTCATGGACTTAGTAATGAAAGAACATGATACTATAAAGATTATAGATATTAAAACGTCTTTTATGGGTTGGAAAGATAAAAAGAAAAAGAAAGAAGGAAACCAACTTAGACTATATAAGAAATATTTCTCTGAACAATATGGTACAGATATAAAAAATATAGAAGTTGAATATTTTATTGTTAAGAGAAAAATTTGGGAAGGTGCAGATTTCCCAATTCCTAGAATACAACAATATAGACCCTCATCTGGTACTCCTTCTATAAAGAAAGTCGATAACCTATTAAAAGAATTTGTAGAACATGTTTTTAATCCAGATGGATCATATAATAAAGATGGAGATTATCCAGCATATAAAACAGATTGTACATACTGCCCATTTAAGAAGGAGCATGATTTATGTCCACCAAAAAATAGAATAATTAAACCAGCATGAAGGTAGGAATAATTGGAAGTAGAAAATATGAGAATAAGAGAAAGATTAAGGAAACCATTTTTAATCTTAAAAAGAAGTTTGGTGATGACCTGGTTATATTTAGCGGCGGGTGTACAGATGGAGCAGATAAGTATGCTAAAAAATATGCCTTAGAATTAGATTGTAAATATATAGAAGTTAATCCTGCTCACACAGTTAAAAATTTATATTCTTATATGCGAGAAAGTTGGTATGGTAAAAAGTATAGTCCTAAAAATTTCTTTGTTAGAAATAAAATTTTAGCAAAAAGTATAGATAAGTTAATAGCTTTTGTTCCTGATGGGGTAAAATCAAGTGCAACAGCCAGCACAGTTAATTATGCTATTGGATTTAATAAAAAAGTAATTGTGATAACTTAGTTTTTTTATGTATATACATATATTTATATATACATGGAGAATACGTTATGGAAAAAATAAAGCTAACATCTGTTAAAGTTAGTGTCAAAGAACAACACAATTTTAAGAAGATATGTTTAGAAAATGGAATGAATTTTCAAAAACTAGTAAACCGTTCATTATTTCTTTATAATACAGATGAAAAATTTAAAGAAAAAATAAACAAAATAGAATATTTAGATAAA